AGACGTACCAGACTCCTTCAAGGTTCTAGTACGTCCGTTAAAAATCGTAATCATTCCTACCTCCTTGGGACTAGGACTATATCACACGCTACGGATTCTGTTGCCTATATGCCGCATCACAGGGACAGCCATTGAATTCCCGATTGCTTTGTATCTAGGGCTATCCGGAGTGTTAGTCCGTACATCTGTCCAACCGTCTGGAAATCCCTGTAAGCGTTCCACTTCGGTTACTGTAAGCCTTCGTACTCTAGTAGGATGCTGCACTATTGGAGCGTTACCTCCACCTGTACCCCATCGTGCGAGTACTGTTTGACTAGTGTGAGGTTCTTCCTTCAACCTGGCATCTGTCTGATTGTTTTGATACAGGACAGGGACTAGGTTGTAGCATTCGTCTCCTGCTGGCCCTCCGGTTCCTTTAGCCCACTTTGAAGATACAGAGCCTGTGATAGTGCCTTCGGCAATGCTTTTCCCCGCCTGTTTGCTCTCGCTATGATTCCCTGACAAGCTCTCTGGCTCAAATAGTACTTCTCCGGCACGTCTTGAATCTCCTGAAGAATGTCCGACAAGGAAGATTCTACGTCTTCGCTGGGGTACTCCGAAGTACTTAGCATCATAACACCGCCAAGCGAACCCATACCCGATACTTGCCATCGCCCCGATGAAGGAACCAAAGTCCCGTCCTCCGTTGCTTGACAAAACACCGGGGACATTTTCCCAGACAACCCATTCGGGCTTAAAGTGGTCAACCATTCCAACGAAAGTGAGGGAGAGGTTTCCCCTTGGGTCTTCAAGTCCTTTTCTGAGTCCTGCAACTGAGAATGCTTGGCAGGGTGTTCCTCCAACGAGAAGGTCAACTGAATCTCCATCTATATCCCATTCCTTATACTTAGTCATATCCCCGTAGTTCTTCACGTCAGGGAATCGTTTTGCTAACACCTCTGAAGGGAACTTCTCTATCTCAGAGAACCCTACAGGTGTCCAACCGAAGTCATGCCACGCTACACTAGCCGCTTCGATACCACTACATACACTTAGATATCTCATTCTTCTCCCTTGTTGAATGGACACGTAGAACACAACGACTGACAGTTCGCTGCCTGATGTAGTACAGCGTTAGCATCCTTGACTGACATACCTTTAGGTACAGATACCTGCTCTATGTTAGGCTTAGGTAGTGGTTCACCACGTACCTCTTCCATCAAGGTGGTGATAGTCCAATCGTTTTTCCTTGCAATAGTAAGCAACTCTGTTTGTTTTTCAGGGTCAAGCTTGGCTACAACTCTATGGTGTGTCCAACTTAAACCTGGAACACGTCTGTCCTTTGTTACAGCCTTCGCCACCCATACGTAGTTGGCTAGGCTTTGATACGACTGTCCTGTAACATCACAGGCTTGAGAGTATCGTTCACCATATCTGCTCTCCCCATAGAGGAGAGCATCGCCAAGGGCGAACTGAAACGCCGTATCCATACGACTCAAAGTACCCATAAGGGTTGCCCATTGGTCAAAGGACAGTTCCTTGACAACGGACAACCCTGTTTCACTTATGGATACAGAATCGGTAAGGCTACCGATATGTACCACTTCACTCATCTAAGGCTACCTACAAAACTATTGAACTTCTCTGCTACTGTTCTAGGCTTCCTGCCCTGCGTAGCGTGTACTTCCTTTGTCAGCAGATTGATAGTGCTGTCAAGCTTCTCCAGTACACCAGCGATAGGGAACTGAGGTTGACCTGTCTTCAGTTCTGTATTGACCTGCACGTAATGCGCTCTTGCCCTAAGGGCTACTAATCCTTCAAGGATTGATTCCAGTTCACTCCGTCTCATTCTTTGCCTCCACTACCGTTTTGATTGTGATGCTCTCTCCACCTGGAATAACATCAAAGCCTAGTCCCTCTGCCATCACACTGTCATCTATCAACACCTTCTTCAGGTCAGCTGGAATAGCAGAGATAAGTACAGACTCTTGCACCTTTACTGCTGCAGGACATTCACGCTTGAGGTAATCAAGTGCTACGTCAGCCTTTGCCACCTTGACTGTAGGTTGTGTCGTACGCTGCGACAACGTACCAAACGGACAACGATACGTCTTCGTCTTCAGGTTGCCTTCCTTATCCTTTGGAAGGAGTGTTACTGCTACCTTTGCTGCCTGACCTTCGTACATATCTCGCAGGTACTTGACCTTAGACTTATGACGTTTGACCATCTTCTCGATATTGGAAAGCATCGTCTTGTACTTTGCTTCTTCTGCCATCGCTCTGCTCTCTGCATCAAGCAACAGACGCATATACTTCAACAGGTCATCTTCGTCTTGAAGGATAGCAGGGAGATAACCTCCCCCTGCCTGACCTGCGTACTCGCCTGTTTCATCGTCAAACAGGTCACCATCAATCTCAATAATAGCCATACCTACCTACCTATTCTGATGCCTTCATGCATCCCGTAATAAACTCATCTGCTTCAGCCTGGTCTTTACACTCTGACAAGCAGTCAGCTACGTGTGTAAGAGAATCAGCCGTAACCTTTACCTCTTTACCTGACCCAGCGATAGCGTTGTGAATACCCTTACGGTCATCCTTTGACGTGTCCTTGCCATACAGCCTATCTACCTGACTGTTGAATCTTTCCAGAGGCGTAGGCTCTGCTACCTTTGGTGGAGCAGGTGTCTTAGGTGCTTGCTGTTGTGGAGCCTGCGTCTGCTGCAAAGATTGTTGTGGAGCCTGATATTGATTCTGGTATCCACTAGCGGTATTCCCATCATCATCGTCTTCACCGATAGATAACAAAGCAGACAACGAATACCTGCGTCCGTATGTCAGGCTACCGCCAACCCTATGAGCATCTACTGCCATAGCCTTACCGTTACGGTCTACGTTGTTGGTTACAGGTACTACAACGCTAGATGCTACCCATTCACCTGATGAATGAATAAGCTTGGACTCTACCTCGACGGCGTTTACAATCCCTTCCTCAGTCTTGCTAACATTCGTAATCCCTTGTGTAAGGAACAGGTTGTTAGCTGAGAGTACAGGACGTACCGCAAGTAGGATGCTATCTAGCGTGATGTACTTACTACGAAAGATAGGGTTGTTACCGTCCTTGGCTACACCATTAATACCTGCCTGAGCCTTTACTAGGTCAGGTGCAATACTTACAATAGACTCTGATGTCTTCATTCTTTCTCCTTGTGGTAGAAGTATATAGGCACACATACCGTATTGTCAATACGATTATGGGCTTACGATAGTTTAGAGAGGAGTAGGTCTTCCTCGTCTACATCTGGTGTAAGAGCGTCCAATCCCTGTAGGTCAACAGGTTGGTTTGTCTCTTGGATGAATAGGTGATTCGTCTGGCAGAAGAGTTTCATGATAGGCACAAGCTCGATAATTGTCTTGGTATCACCCATCACCTCTACCGGGTCTTTACCTGCTTGTTTGATAATGTGGAGCGCACCTTCAACGGTAATAGATACAACCTGGTGAGGCTTGCCATCGATTACGTTTGATACTGTACCGATACCTTTGTCGGTTACTTTGATAATGCGATACACAAACCCTGACATATCTGGAGTTATGCTGCCGTTTGGTGCATCAAGAGGAAATGTACATACTCTATCTTTGCATCCAAGTAGAGCAACCCTGTTGCCGTTGTACTGAATGAAGCGATAGTTAGCGACGATATCAGCAACACGTACCTTATCGTTGTACGTTACACCATCTATTGTTGTGGGAGAATCCCACACCTCTGCGTATCTCCAGCCATCCTTCTCAGATTCCTTCAGCGTTTCAACGCCTTCGATATCTAGGATGTTTGCATACAAGTGTTCGCTACTATTCTTCATCAGCTGGTATGCCCACACTTTTACGTCTGGCGTTTTATACTCTGTCATATTCTTCCCTAAACCTTCTTAGCCTGTCGAATGCTGTCCAATTCTCATTCGCTGCTTCCTTCGTCATTACGATATCTAATACTTCTTCAAGTGTTCGGCATATCGTTGTGTATCCTGCGTCTGCTATCTCTTTCTGTACCTGAGATACAACACCCTTCTCAGTCTTCAGCTCGATAGCGATAGCCTGACTGTTCCACGTCCTATGTTTTGAATGGATGTATATGTCTGGTAATCCTGGTGTATTACCCTGCCATCCCGTAGCGTAAGAGTATGACCCACATTTGGTACACCTTACTTTGCTTCTGCTTTTACCTGTCTCGAATACCTTGTATCCAAACAGGGTAAGCGTATCGATAACAACCTTCTGGAATGCTGCCTCAGGTTTCATGTATAACCTTCCAAGCGTAGTTAGCAACGGCTGCAGATAATGGTTTCTTTAGGATTCCTAGTCTGCGTAATGCCAGACGGAATGCCGTTGGTGATGGCGCACGTCTGCATAACTCTTTAAGGTTATCGTCGTTTTGGATAATCTCTAACCCAGTTATCTGAGGTTTTGATGGGTTGATTACTTCGGTAAAGAATTCAGTCAGCTGTGCAGAGTTAGGGTTACCGTATACCCTGTCTACGAATTTCATAAGCTTGCCTCGCTTGATGTTTACTTCGTAGATAACTGACCAACCGTATTCACCATTAAGGAAATCGATAATGTCTACCTTCGTCCAATGGTGGCTGACCTTACGATTAAACCTGGACGCTAGTACCTGTACCCTACCTGTATTCCCTTCCTTCATAAGGTTGTATTGCAAACCTCGTGCTACCTGTACTGCTTCTTCTTTCCAGTTATAGTATTTCTTGAAGCTCCCGCAGCGTACAAGTGTGATGCAGACGTATTGACCACGTATACCTGCTCTGCCCATACCTATTCCTTTCCTAAGATAATGAGGGAGAATCCTACTGCTAGGATTGATAGACCTAGTACTATCTGTCCGAGGAACAGACTTCCCCATCCAAAGATGGATACAAAGCTACCGATACGTTTCAATCGTTTAAACCTCTCTTATGCCTTGCGTATTCGATACCTCTATATACGATAGCCCACATCTCTGTTGACTCTGCGCTAGAGTAAATGTATTCAGCTACACGCTGGCATTCAGTATCTGTAACGGTAGCATCTGCTATCCTGAATTCCTCTGGAGAGAATGCTTCAATCCAACACTCAGGAAACATCTCTTTTAGCCTGGTCAATTCTGCATCGAATAACTTTTGATTGAATGGTTTCATGTCTGTACCTACCTTTATGTGTGCAGGGTAGTGTTACCTACCCTGCTTTATTCCTATCCGATATAGATATTGTTGACTAGATTGGATGCCCATTTCAGTACATCCTTAGGGCTATAGCATCCCCGTAATTCAATCTCACGAATACTACGGTGTTGCTTGGCAGCATAAATCTGTATGTGTGTTAGCGTCTTGTGTCCACCGAATTCAAATCGTAATTCGTTTGATGCATACGGTGTATCGTAATCATCGCATACACGTACGACGATAAAGTTTTTACGGGTATTACTTTCAACCGATACCTGCCCGATATCTCCAATGTCTTGCATCGCTATATCGGTAATAGTATCTAACTCCACGCTATGCATTTCGATGCCTTCTAACCGATATACGGCTGGTTCTATGGTATCCAAGTCTTCGTACCACGTAGTGTCACCGTTAGCGCAGACTCCCACGCATACGTCCGTAAGCATGACGGTATACGTACCCTGGTCAGTCTCTGCTTTGTGGAATGTATACTTGATGCCTTCCCGCTGGCATACAGATGCCTGTTCAAGCATATCGATGGGCTTAACGTCATCTAAGTCTATCGTTTCGATTCTCATACCATACCTACTTACTACATTCTTGTTGTGATGCTCTTCGATGAGTTTGTCACCATCGAATAGGTAAACCGATTGACCTGCTTTACGTCCAGACCCTATCTTTGACAGGGTAACGTAAGCGTCAAATTTAGACTCCGCTTCCTGTAACGTGTCATAATCGCCTATTGTCCCGATGTTACTTACGATAACTGTATACATACCTACCTACTACCTTTCACACTACATACATACCCGTAACGGGTGGAGTCTAAACCTACGAATAATCCCTTATCGCTATATCGATAGCAGATTCTAAGGTATCCCAGGATGTACCTGTACTAGCGTCATGTTTGATACAACCTACTACGTTGCAGCAAAAGTCTTCTAGCTGTTCTGTATCCTTAGGCATAAACCTACCATCAGCCTGGATAATGATATCGGTGGGCATCCAAGCTTCAACGTAGAATCCCGGATACTTAGCCCGCATAGCCTGAAGCTCTTCAAAGAATGCATCTTCTTGTTCGCTGACTGCCTTGAACATTTCATCTTTCGTCATATCTACCTACCGCCTTCCGTAAGATAAACCCGTATAACTTTGCCTGATGTGTATAGCGTAATGCCTTGTGTGAATACATCTACCTGCGTATATCTACCCTGTAAACCCAGCGTACGTTTGACTGTACGTACAATAGCCGTACGTGAGAGCTTCCCTGTATGCTCTACCTCTGTATGCTTTGGATTGATGTATCTATCTGCGTACATAGCGTCAAGCTCTGTAATGTGTAGGGTAACCATATGCCTACCTTTCTACGATGCTTCCCCAATCGCCGATACGTATCTTTCCATTCACCCGTAGGATTGTCGTAGCGTATGAATCACCCATATTCACATATGCAATGTGGCGATTTCTATCGTCTATGTATTCAACGCCATATCCTTTTAGGATTCTGTTAATCCCACCAAGAGGAATAAAGCTTGCGTCGAGCTCTCGTTGATGCTCGAATTCTGAGCGTAATGCCTTTGCTTTGTCGATTCCGAAATGTACCGCCATCGTTTTTACTGTTGGAATATTCATAACTACCTACCTTTATATGGTGCAGGGTATTTCTACCCTGCTGTCTACTCTGCGTCTTCGTCCGCTACGTCTGGTATGTATTCGATTTCTACATCCTGCGTACCTAAGTCGAATAACGTCACCGACTCGTTAGATGCTCTACCGTACGTCTGGCGTGATAACTCTACGTAGCTGTTGAATTTCTCTAACGCCTCGTCCTTCGTCTTGTATGTACCTACCGTACCGATGTTCGATACAACCACGCTGTAATTTGCCCATTCCATATAACTACCCTGCCTTTCGCTACTATCTTACTACACTATACGGTATATGTAAATGTGAGATATGTCACACTACCTGCTAGTCTATATCGTCTGGAATATCCAATTCTTCGTCACCATCTAGGATTGCGTTGATTACTTTGGATGCTGCAAGGACGTATACCCTATCGTCGCATTCCGCCTCTGCATCTTCGATACATTTTCCACCTGCTAGGTTGGTGCATGAACAGCCTGGATGCCCATTCTCACACTCTGGAAATGTATACTCTGGCATTTCCTCCCATACGTGGATACGTATGTATTCAGCTGTACCGTATGTCATATCTAACCACCTGATACCTTTCTAGAATGCAGGGTATTTCTACCCTGCTATACCTGCCGATTCTATTCTGCGTCTTCGTCTTCGCCTTCTTCGTCTTCGCCTTCTACATCTTCGTTTACAGCGTCTGCGATTTCACGCCAATCTACCGTACCCATAAAGCTGTTGACGATATCGCCTATGAAACCCTGGAATACTTTACCCACGCTATTTTCCAAGTATTCTGAAACGTATTCTTCGCAATAATCAGCTGTTACACGCTCGTTGTTATCCTGAGCTTGTTCTGCCATATCATCGACAAACCAATTGCGTACCGTCCAAGTTTCCTTATTCGCCCAGCCGTTATAATCTGCCATACCTACCTACCTTTCTATGGTGCAGGGTATTTCTACCCTGCGATTACTACCCTAGTGTTTACCTACCTGCTGCCCGTACATTATCAATCGTGCTGCGTATCTGCATTTCTTCGGATTTGGTAATCTTGACATTTGCAATTACTTTGCAGATTATTGAATGAATAGAAGCATCTACCTTTATGCCTTCTCTCATTATCCTGCCTTTGCATTCATAGAGGGTTTCAAATGGAATGATGGATACTACTTTACGTGTATAAGTATCGTAATTGATACCTGGATTATCGTTGTGATTTATGTGAACAATTCCTGATACGTGAATCATCTACCTACCTACTACCTTTCTAGAATGCAGGGTATTTCTACCCTGCTAACTACCTACACTTAGATGATACTACATCATACGGTAGATGTAAATGTGAGATATCTCACAATCGATTACCCTGCTACCTGCTATCCTGCTGCAGGTTTTACCCTGAGATTTGGATTTGTATATTGTGCTAACCTGCTACCCTGCTATAGGTAACTGGTATCGTGTTAGATGCTGCAGGGTATATGCTACCCTGCAACCTTTCTATTACCCTGCGTTATCCCACGCTATATCCCCATTATCATCTACCGCCCAGTCTGTTATGCTATATCCGGATTTACTTTCCAGCTGATTGTAGATATAGGCTGCCGCGTACGTGGTAGGCATACTTTCGTATAGCCCAGGTTTATAGTATCGTTGCATTTTGCATAGCCTGGCATACTCCCTTGACATCATGCCATTATGGTAATGCGTACAATACCAGTAATGAGCTTGCACGATATCTACCCTATCGTAATCAAATCCAGCTACCATCTACCTACCTGCTAACCTTTCCGCAGGGTATACGCTGGGCATACCCTGCTAACCTACCATCTACCTACTACCTGCTAGAATGCCCCACGCTCGCCCGTCAAATGACGCAGGTACAAAGCTTTGTTTATATCTACGCCTTTATTGCATACCGATAGGTATTTTGTACCGTCTGGTTTACGCTTGACATTATAAACAGCTACCGTATCACCCATAGGGTTATCATCGGAATATTCCGATACCTTGACATAACCAATTGCCCAGCCACGTCCGAATTTGTTCGCCTCTGCTAGTATGCTACGCTTGCATTCTTTCAGGGTATCAATTTGCTTTCCGCCTATGCCTACATGACGGGTTGCATAATACATTTCTTGGCTTTCTGAATACGTCCAACGATACATGATAAACCTACCTTTCAAGATTGCAGGGTATACAATCCTGGCATATACCCTGCCGATACTATCTACCTACTTTGTAAATACCATCATTACATTTGGTGCATATGCACGTACCCGTACCACGTCCGATTTTATGCGCAGTAATTCCGTACCAGATAGGCGTATCTGATTTGTAACCTTCCCTGCAGCATCCTGCCACATCCAAACAAATGCCCACGTCCCATCATCTACCAGAGCTTGCAAGCGTTTTGCGCTAACTGATTTTCCCATATCTACCTACCTTTCAAGCTTGCAGGGTACGGTATGCCATACCCTGCGGATACCATCTACCTATTATCTACCTGCTGGTAAATCCTTTACATCATAGAATGGTGTACTAGGATTTGTTACGTATAAGGCATCACCATACCCACGTAGGTATGCCAAAGCTTCGGACGAATTCCCACCAAATAACCTGCGTCCTGACTTGGTGTAAAAGTTTATAATGTACCCTGGCATACCGGATTGAATTTGAGAATCCAAATTATAACGTGATACCAATTCCCTGATTTGTGCTATCTTTGACATGATGTAACCTTTCTATATAGCAGGGTGATATACACCCTGCATTTACCTACCTGCTAGCTGTTAGCCTTTCCTGCATTTATCTAGATGTAACGTACCTATGAATACGCCCACATTATCTTTTTCGTAATACTCGGATGTATCGGATTTGAAACCCGTATAACGGATGCCATTTACCCGTACCGTAGCAGTAGCGAAATTGCCCAGGCTTTCGTAGTAATCAACCTTTCGTATTTTGTTATACGCTTTCCCATTTACCGTACCGACAACCCGTACGGTATTACCTGGAATAATCCAACGGGAACCGCTATTATTCAGATACAAAGCTCTCATGATGTAAACCTTTCTACTTTCTACTCAGTATCCCCATACTCTGATTTGTATATACAATCCTGGCATATGGTGCATTTATCTTCGCCTTGTGACGGGATGTGTACTACCGTTACGTCATAGCACGTATGGTACATATCGCAATATTCACAACGTGCGAAATAACTACCTGATTCAAAATCAGCCGTACCTACAAATTCGGAAATACCATCTACGTAATTCTGGGCGTAATGTGTAATACGCATTTCATCTACCATTTGAATAACCTACCCTTTCCTGCTAACACTATGATGATACCAGATGATACGGTATATGCTAGTGTTAGAAATATCACAACCTATTTGCCGAAATGCAGCATCCAAATTCCACAATACATGATGTATGCGACAGCTAGCGATACTACTCCCTGTAGTAAACCGATAATGATGGTACGGGTACGCTTTCCTGCGTTATATGACGGTTGATGATACATAATTCTATTACCTTTCAAGCTTGCAGGGTAGATGATACCTACCCTGCGTTATAACCTTTCCTAGATGAAAAATGTACGTGCGTTATTTGTGTACGTGTTATCTGAGTAATACCAGATGTAATCTTTCTGATAGATAGATGTATTGCAATATGCCCGCAGGATAGCATTTAGTCTAGACTTTGTGGTAGCAGATTTATACGTTGTCTTGACGTACATTTCCCTGCCAGATAGCCCATTATCTATCATGCATATCAGATTATTGAACAGGTATACCTGTACACTGTCCCCACATACATCTACCCGGGTATTACTACACGTCCAGGATTTACCCGTACGTATTGCATCTAACATTTTGCGTTCTATTACTCGCATTTTCCTACCTGCTACCTTTCTACTTGCAGGGTATTTCTACCCTGCATTTGCCTACCATCTACTAGTCTATTACGTGGTTCCCTGCATCCGCATTTGCTACGTCTGGGTCTATTATGAAATCGGATACCTCAGACAACTGGGCGTACATCTGATTAATTACATCCGTAAAACTATCCGACAATTCCGGTACATCCGTACACACTTTGGTAATTGCCAATTGCACATTACGCAAATTCTGCATGACATGACCCAGCATTTGATGTGCATTTTCCAACGTCTGAATTTCCATTTTCTTTCTACTTTCATCTGGCAGGGTACGCATTTGCATACCCTGCATTTCTACCTTTCTAGATGTACCTATTCACCTTCAATTGTGTATTCAGGTATTCGTTGACTCTTTGATTTTCCGTACGCCAATGGAAATTACACGTGATGCTATAGGCGTAGGTTGTACCTGACACCAATTCCTGATTACCGCTAAATGATTGACTTTCAGGCGTGAAACATAACGCACCATCTTCAACAGTCCACACGATAGGATACTCAAAAGCTTGAAATACTTTATTCAAGGCATTTTTCAATTTGACAGTACTACCATTTGTTGCACGTGTAGCAATTGACATACCGATAGGACTAAACATAAACAATTCACCATCAAGGTATGCACGAATTTCTTTCCTTTCGGATACCTGCAAGGTAATGTTACCAATGGTGTGATTACCCGGAACATACATAACGTCCGACAATTTGACTTGCATTTTCTTTCTACTTTCTACCCTGCCGTATGCGTACATCTGGCAGGGTTATAAACTGATTACTTTCTACTTTGTTGATACCGTATTTCTAACCGACTGGTCAGAATTTGATAATGTCCAAATAATTTGCTTGGCAATTTGGATAGAACGTACCGCATCCATTGCAATTCCTTTGGTGATTCTAGGATTATGCAATGCGACAATTGCGGAATTCAATTCCGAGATAGCATTTTGCATTTTGTCAGAGTCTGATTTTTCACCGAATAATGTATTCAGTAATTCCTGCTCTGGTGATTTTGTTTCCATACTTTGTAACCTTTCCACACAAAGAATATACCGTATCATCCAGAGCCAACGCCACCATTTACCACCAGGATTTGATATGAACAAATTCACACGTCCAATACACACATTTTGACTTGACAACCCATCTACAGCTGTGGTATTCACGCGCGCGCGTTCCTTTCTATACAAATTGAGGACTCCCTTTTTTCTAAAAACTGCGGACTGGGGAGCCGGGTATGGCAAGACCCCCTCCCAGTGAGCAGTTGTTGGTGGGGGGACTCCGACAGATATATCTACCTATCTCATACATCATCATTTCTCCCATCGTAGAAACATAACGTCTCAACTACATCATCATTTCTACCCTGCGTAATGACTGTTAGATGTGTCCTATTTGACCTGTATTTGACCAATCTGAGGTCAATTGGTACGTAACGAGTAGTTGTTAGGATGTACTCAGTAAGGCTGGTATACAGTTGGCATATCGGGGTAGTAGTACTCAGTAAGGTATCAAATATGCCAACGCACGTAAATACGTGCAAATACGAGCGTAATCGTGCGGTTGCGTGCGGATAGATATTATCCAGTGAGTGGATAGATTTGTAATTCGTTTTCAGTAAACTGGCTGCCCTGTAATCGTTTTTACACCTTTGTAATCGTAATATGTGAAACATGACAAAGAATACGTTGTACCAGTATGCGTTGAAACGTGTACGTGTAGTAGACGGTGATACGTTGGAAGGCGATATAGACCTAGGCTTTGGTGTTATGTTGTCAGCTACGAAGGTCAGATTGGCACATATCAACTGTCCTGAGAAGGATACAGAGGCTGGTAAGGCTGCTAAGGCATTTACTGAGCAGTGGATAAGTAAGATACTAGATAGCAAGGTAGACGTTATAGTGCTTGTCAAGAACCACAAGAAGGACAAGTACGGCAGGATACTAGGTGTAGTGTCTGGTAATGGTGAGGACTTAGCACAAATGCTGCAGATGAATGGTCACGCAAAGCAGTACGAAGGCGTTGGTGCAAAGCCTGTCTGATGTGCTATAGTACTGATGCCACCGAGAGGTGAGCATCAAAAAGAACAACAACAACCAAATGAGCCACCTTGAATAAGCACCAGGGTGGCTTTTAGTTATTATGACAATAGAGCAAAAACGACAGAACTGTAAAGATATGAGGGAAGCCCTCATACTGCACTATGGGTACAAAGACCTCAATCGAGATAGCGTTGCGTATATTGAGAACGCTTCTAGGGAAGAGATAGACCTGCTGCACAATAGACTAGTAGGTATCGTTAGAGGCAAAGTACTACGCAAGTAGATAAGCAGGCGATACAGGTACATCAGCTTACCAAGCACAAGAGTTTATTTATCTCCATTAATTGATGTGCCTGTATCTACTGTATTGTACCGTAGTAAAAGATAAGCCACCTAGTGTTCGGCTAGATGGCTTAGAGGAGACAGAGTATAGAAACGGGTTTTGAACAGTCGGTCGGGTTTTCTGGAGACTTTCTTTCTGTTCTACTACCTTTCGGCAGTAACCTAGTATATCACTCAGGTTGTTCTATGCAAGGTATTTGACTACAAGCGTGTTTGATACGTGCTTCTGCTATTGCAAGATACTCTTCGTCAAGCTCACATCCTATGAAGCGAAAACCTTCGAGCATTGCTGCTTTGCCTGTAGAACCAGACCCCATAAAAGGGTCAAGTACTATTCCACCAGGTTGTGTTACTAGACGGCATAGGTACTTCATCAACTCTGTAGGCTTGACCGTTGGGTGTGGATTTCGTAGTTTAGTAGCCTCTTTAATGACTGTTCCGTTACTACGTATCTGCCCTTCCATACCTTCGTTAAATTGCTTTGCGCCAACCTTTTCTTCAAAGCCATCTAAGCCTTCTTCTTTATCTCGCTTCGAGGCTTTAGGTACATAGAAGAACCTAGCAGCTGAACCTTTGACATCAGGAAATAACTCTAGTACTTCTTCACTACCATCATGTATGAAGTTGGCTGGCCATCTACCAGCAGGATTGACTGGATTAGCACCTGATAGGTCACTGCTATTCTTCCAAGAGTTACCCATCGTGCCACCTTTTTCACGTATGCGTTCTACTCCAGAAGATAACTTTTCATAGTCTTCATCAGACATAGGTACTCGTGTAGCATCGATATTAATGCCTCCAGTACCCCACGTTAGTACGTTATTGGCTACCGTACCATCTAGTGGTTTACGTGCCATTGCTATGAACTCTTGACTAGGCTTGAGTGCAGTACCCCAACCTTGCCATTGCTTGGCTTCATCTGTCTTAGGCTCGTAAGGACCAACAGGATTACTAGTCAACTTGTTCTCTTGGTCTACATCACACGCTTGATATGACGAGGCTGTAGGTATTGCACGACCTCGATTAGGGTGACCATACATCTTGTCTATGGATGCAGAGATATTGTGTGACTTTGGAAATCCTGAGGAGTAGTTCCACGTGCAGGAATCTCTGATTTCAAAACCAGCATCTTCGATATTGATGGTCATTCGATGGTAAGTACGTGTACTTGAAAAGGATAAAAGGAATCCACCAGGCTTGAGTACCCGTAGGCACTCTTTCCATATCTCAACACTTGGTACGTCATAGTCCCACTTCTTGGACATAAAGGATATACCGTATGGTGGGTCAGTAACAATCGAGTCTACTGAGTTATCTGGCACACCTTTGAGTGAATCAAGGCAGTTGCCTAAGTGGAGTATGTATCTATCTACCAAGCTGGTTCCTCTATCACAATCCAATCATGAGCAAAGAAGTCTTCAGTAGGTAACGTAAGTCCTTCTATGATGGATTCTTGCTTGTCTATGGTGAATACAAAAGAGTTGAATGCTTCAGACCAACGAAGGTGAGCCTTCTCACTATCCCAGTGAACACGAGATACTTTCTTGCCTACCGCAATAGCGTTGTAAACCTCGCCAAACGTCATATTCAGTAATCTCCCTATATTTACCTTGGTAAAAAACCTTTGCTAACTGAGTTTTACAGATATTTTTAGTAAAGACTTTTAGTAAAGACTTTTAGTAAAGTGACCCGGCGGTTTGAGCATATACAGAGGCTTGCCGGGTTCTATTACATTAACTTATCGTTAAAGTCATATGCATGAGAAGCAAAGAGCGGACTCGAACCCCCACCTGCGATGATATATGCACCGCTGCCCTACCAATTAGACTACCCTGCTACTCACTGTCAATCTTACAAGGTTTATCTAAACTTGGCAACTTTCTTTGCAACCGTCTTAGGTTGCGCTACAAACTGCTTACCCTTAGCATTACCATCTGCCTTAGCACGATTAGTTGCTGCCTTCTCACCAGACGATAGTGAAGACCAAGCCTTCTCTGGAAGGTATCGTTTCTTCCCTTGACTAGGACTGCCATCGCTAGTTGTCCACTTCTGTTCAGTCCACTTTGAAAGGCTGTTGTCAGAAGACTTTGGACCTACGTATCCACCACCAGATTTCTTGTATTCCTGTACGGCTAATTGACTTTTTCTAGCCGACCATTCACCAGGGTCACCACCCTTGGTAGAGGCTTTTACCTTGGCTACAACAGCCTTCCATTTGGCTGGATTAGTCTTCTTAGCAACGCTCATAAAGCATCATATCAAAGACCTTAGAAGGGTGTAATACCCGGCTATTAGGGGGTAAATATTTTGTGGGGGGAGGGGAAAGAATTTTATACCCCTATTAACAAGAATATATAC